TGCACACCGGGCGAAGGATAACCGAGATAATCAAGAGGCACGCAAGGTCGGAGCGCAGCTACCACAACATCAGGCCCAAGCTGATGGCGCTCGCAAGGGATATCAGGGACGCAGTCAGGGACTACATTTCCGGCGAGCTGTCGATCCCAAAGTTCTCCAAGGACTCGAGCGCGAACAAGGCGCCTCTCGACAGGAGCACGATCACGAAGCGCGAGAGCAGAGAGAGGCGCGGAATGGCTCCGTACGACGGAGCTTCCGGCATCGAGGAGCCGCTGATGGAAACAGGAAGGCTGTACAAGGCGATACGCTACCGCGTAATCAGGGTGGCAGACTTCGGAAGCCAGTACAGGAAGAAGATGAGCGCCAGTCTAAAGGCGCACTACGAAAAGACGCGCAGAGGCGGATTGACTGCAAGGCAGATGAGGAAATCCGAGGAGACGAAGCCCGCGCCAGTGAAGAAGGTCGCCGCAAGGAGCGTAAAGATGAGTGCACTCGATGCGTTCTTCGAGGCATTGAGGAAGGGCACCGAAATCGACCCCGCGCTCCAGCAGCTTGCACAGAGGAGGTTTGACTCCATATTGTCTCAGATCGTCTCCATCAATGCGCTTCTCGCCGACAGGGAGACGACATTCGAGGGAAGGAATGCCGCAAAGCACCGCCTTTCCGAACTCTACAGGGAGTGCGCGAAGTTTGGCTACTCGCGCCGCGAAATGGAGGACTTTCTGGAATGAGCATATTCACCAACCTTCACAAGATCGCCAGCAGGATAATCCCCCGCCAGAGGGTGGAGTGGCGCAAGGCGAACGACTCGGTCGTAAGCGAGTACGGCGTTGCGTCGTCTACATACGGCGACTGGACTCCGATCCTTGCGCACGCCATGCCCGGAATCATATCGTCGTTCGGCGGAAAGAACATCAACGAGCGCGACTACAAGGACATGGGTCTCGACTTCTCGCGCAACTACTACACGGTCTACGTCGACAACATCGACGTGCGCACGGTATGCGAGCAGCATAGCGCGGACCAGTTCAGGATCAACGGCAAGGTGTTCAACGTCATACAGACCGAGGACTGGGAGGAGTTCGGCTACAACGGCTGGAAGCGTTGCTACTGTGTACAGGTTATTGACAACGAGTCAACAGAGGAGGATGAATCATGAGCGAGCTGAAGAAGAGCAGGCTTGAGGTTCAGGCCATCCTGAAGTCGTGCATCGAGGACGGGCTCGAATTCATGCAGAGGCCCGGCTGGGCCGTCATGGAGTTCGCCAACGCCTCGTTCCAGAAGGCGGATCGCGTTGTGCTGATGAACCTCGTCGGCGGAAGGAGAGTCGGCTGGCAGGGCAGGAGCTACGGAGTCGAGGACAACGAGCTGACGCGGCACGACAACTGGTTCGAGGAGCAGCGGTGGCAGATACACTGCGTGTGCAAGCGCAAGCAGGCGGCAGTTCCGACGGACCAATTTCCCGAGGACGCGGCATCCGACCTCGTGACGTGGTTCAACGGCAGGGGATGCGACGTTCTGCGAAAAAGCAAAATGTCAAATCTCCGTATTGATTCCGACAGCATTTTTGTGTATAATGACAATAGTGACTTGTACCAGAAGCGCGCGGTCTTCACGGTGAAGATCATTGTGCCGAAGGAGGTAAGCGCGGGCGAAATCGAACTGGACGCTCTCGTCCCCAAGATTTATCCCGTATAAAACAGGAGAAACGAAATGGCGATTCCAATCAGGAATTACATAGAGATAAAGACGCGCCTGTCTTCGACCGTCGTCGGGGAGCGCGACTTCTCTGGAATGGTGTTCACCAAGGGCGACATGAAAGAGACCGTCCCCTCCGAGTACGCCGCAGTCAAGGCAAGCTACGACCTCGGGCATCCGGTCGCGCTCGACTCCGCAGGCGTAGCTGCGTGCTTCGACACTGACAGCGACGAGGCTTCGTTCGCCGGAGCGTACTTCGGCTACAGCGGAGGCACGAGGACTCCGTCCGTCCTCAACTTCTGCAAGGTGCTGACGACCGCAAAGGCCGCATACGACGCCTGTGTGGAAGACACGGTGAACTTCGGGGCGTTTACGTTCCTCGGGGACTTCGAGCTCGGAACCGCGACTGGCGGAGGCATTCTCGAGGTTGCCACGTCGAACGACGGATCGGACGCGATGCTCCAGCTCGTTGTTGCTGCGGACGCGACGGACGTAGTCTCCTATGCGACTGCGCTCGACGGGCTCACGATGACGCACCTCGTCGCAAGCACGCCGGAGACCGGAGCCGTGAACCTCGGCGCTGCGCCTGCGGTCGCGTGGTACGCCTCCGTGAACTACAATGTGGCTGGGTCGGCCGGAACGATCGACTACAAGCAGTTTGGCGGATTCCCGGCGGAAGTCACCACGCAGACGCTCAAGACTTCGTACGACGCGAAGCACATCAACTACATCGGCGAGGTCAAGACCTACGGCAGCACGATCTCGTTCTACCAGACTGGCGTCAACATGAACGGCGTCGACATGGGAACAATGCGCGACGCGTCGTGGATCAAGGGGCAGATCGAGGCTGGATACTTCAATCTCCAGCTCTCCGTCCAGAAGCTCTCGGCGGACCTTTCCGGCGAGGCGAAGGTCACGAACCTCGTGCTCGGAGTTGCGAACCGCGCAATCGGAAACGGCTGCATTCTCGTCGACAAGCCGCTTACTACTGAACAAATTGCCGCAGTAAACACCTACGCCGGAAACGATTCCGCCGCGGATCAGGTGCAGTCGACCGGATACTACGTCTCGACGCAGATCGTTCAGGTCGACGGCAAGTACCACGTGCAGTACACGCTCATCTACGGCAAGGGCGACCACATCGTCAAGGTCGACGGCACCCACATCGTAGTCTAACAGGAGGAAAATCAAATGGCAGACATCACTCAGGCGTTCGACATATCCGCCGTAGGAACGATAATCACGTTCTCGCGCGGACTTGTGTGCGACATCACCAACTTCGCGGACGAAGGGACCCCCTTTGACGCGCCGGACGTCGACGCGTCCACGAACAGGAAGAACCTCAACGGCACGATGATTTCGTCGCGCACCCCGAGCGTCTATCCGTTCAGCGTCACGGTCATCCCGGGCTCGCCCGAGGACGACAAGCTGTGGGCGTTCCTCCAGAAGTCGCTCATCCAGCCGGGAGGGGTCACCTCGATCCAGCAGCTCCTCTGCGACTGCACGATAAAGGTCCCCGACATCAACTCGTCCGGCCGCATGACCGGAAGCAGGTCGTATTCGTACACCAACTGCCGCATCAAGAGCGGTCCCACGGGCCCGTCCACGTCGGCGGAGGGTCGTCTTTCGTCAAGGACCTACACCTTCGAGGCCGAAAGCCTCTCGAGGTCGTAATTCGGCAAGGGGAGGAAAGGGAAAATGGACTACGCGAAGTTCATAAAGCCGAAAGAGGTCGTGATCGACGGCGAAACATACGCCATTTCGCAGATTCCAGCGCTCGAGGCGCAGGAAATCTACCGCGAGGTAGCGAAATCCTACAAGGAATACGGGCATATCGGCCTCACGATGCTTCCAACGGGCGTCGTGAGGGCGATTTTGTCGTATGTCGCCATCAGAGTGGACGACAACTGGTTCTCCCTCGACACCGAAACGCGCATAAACGGGTACATGAAGGGCAAAAACGTCGTCATGGCCCGCCTGTGCGTCGCGATGGTGAAGGAGAACTGGGGTTTTTTAACAGATGGAAGCCTCCTCGACGTATTGGGACTGGAGGAGGCGGTGGAATCCGAGTCGTAAACCCGCAGACTCCGTCCCGAAACATGAGCCCGATGGTCGCACAGGTCCTTCAGTCAGGGCAGGCGACCCTTCGGGAGCTCCGCGAGTGCTACTCGATGGAGGATATGTACAATCTGTGGGAGGTGTATTACACCAAGAAGTACAACGAATGGCAAAATGCCGAAAGGTCGAGGCAAGAGGCTAAGATGAAGAGGGGCTGACATGGCTGATATCATCGAAGGAGAATCCGGTACTGATCCGAAGATGCTCAGGGCGCTACAGGGGCTGCTGGCGAAGCTCGGCGTGTCAGGGCAGACCGTCATGTCCGCCGACAGCCTCACGAAATACGTAATCCGCGCGCTTGCGAAGAAGTACAAAGTGGACGAAGAGGATGTCGCCGGAGCCCTTTCCTCTCAGGGCAAGTCGCTGAGGACCGTGATATCCGCCGCGAACACCTACGACCGGACGCTAAAGGCGCTCGAGAAGTTCGCACCAGACCTTCCTGCGCCGTCCATACCGGGCAAAGGGGCGCTATCTGCCGACGAAGTATGGCGCGAGACGGGATGGAAGGGCCTAAAGGGCGGTGGTAAGGTATGGTCGAGGCCGCCTAACGTCAAACTTTCCGAGTGGTTCCCTCCGCAGTTCTCGAGGTACATAGCAGACTACAACCTGAATACTGAGGCGGCCGCTGCCTCGTCCGCCATCGCAAGTGACAGCCCGATGCTTCCAGTTACGATGGAGCAGGCCAAGGAGTTCCGCAGGCAAGACGAGATGTTGGACCGTATCGACAAGGCCCGCGGCAAGGCGAATGCGCGTCAGACTAAGATGATGTTCGATGCAGACGAAAAGGAGCGTCAGCGCAGGGAGAACGTCAGGGTCGAGATGATGGATGAACACGACAGGTTCATCTACGAGAACACGGACAGGTTTGGTAAGGGCGGAGCGGAGCAGGTGTTTAGGCAGAGGCTTCTGAAGGAGCTTCCGCCGTTCTTCAAGGACTCGAAGCTGTCGACCAAGTCGCTTCTTGCGATAAGCAAATCACTTGCCGGAGTAAAGAAGACGCCATTCATAGGTCCAATGCTCGGAAGGATGGTGAAGAACCCGACTGCCGCAGTGTCCGCTGCCGCCTATGGAGCCATAGTTTCTGCGTTTGCTGCATCCGACAAGTCTAACGCGACGGTTACCGGATGGCAGAACGCGGTCAACCTCTACGGAATGCCAAGCAAGGAGTTCCAGAACGCTGCATATCTCGCTGGGCTAAAGGACCCGGGCGAGATAAGCAGGCTGTACGGAAAGCTAACCGCGCAGTTCGGCGACCCGGAGGCGATCATCTCCTCGCTTGGATCGAAAATGGGAGGCGTGTCCGCCCGTGAGAGGACTCTCGTCGCTTCGTCTATTCCAGGAATGGACGAGACGACAATGGCGATCATAGACATAATGTCGAAGAACGGACACCTCACGCCGGACCAGTCGAGGCGCGTTGCAGCCAACAAGAGTAAAACCGAGGTTATAAGGAAGCTCGGCTTTACGTCTGAGTCTGGAATAGGAGACTTCTTGCAGTCTACATTCCTGTCGGTTCCTGGCATGTCCGGCGCTGCTGCAAGAGACATGGAATCGACTGGGCACGTGCGCAAAGGATTTGAGGATGCGCTCGACATCCTGCAATTCGAGAACATCCAGAAGAATATCAAGGCGACGGGAGAGGCTGCCGAAAGCCTGAACGAATCCGAGTCGTCGGGCGGGTCGACCACCAACAACAGCGTATCGAACAACAGTCACGCCGTCTACATCAACAGGGTCGACGTGAACACAGACAATCCCGAGGACTTCATCAGGAACATGGAGGGACTTGCCGAGAGGACTTCGGGAAGCCACGCCAACATCCTGAATTCGATGGACAGCAGGGTAATGGTATAGAGGAGGGTATTTCATGGCAGACGACACACTACACCGCGCAAGGGTGTTCCGCGACAACAAGTTCGGGAGCGAGGTAACCGGGTTTCTCGTCGACAGCGTGAAGTGCATCCGCAAGGCGAAGGTAATCGGAGCCCCGATAGAGACGGGCCAGACCTCGTTCGACAACAAGGTCATAGAGCCGTACGACGTCGTCGTCAAGGGCACGATCACCATCGACGGGTCGCACAGGGCGACGGTGAAGATACTCGACGACATGATCGCGACTCGCGACTTCGAGTTCTTCTCCGTCACCGACGGGCACAACGGGTACAGCGACCTCTCGCTCGTGCAGTTCCCGCACGAACGCAACTTCGAGAAGTACGACCTCATACAGTGCGAGCTCGTGTTCTCGCACATGATGATGATCCAGAGGGACGGAGGCGGTTCGCCGAGGAACGAGGACAACACGGACATGCGCGATCCGGGATATACGGGAGGTTATGCGGTATGACACGAAGGTACGATCTCGTAAGGTGTCCGAACCAGAAGTTCTGCACAACCTGTTCCGGCAACTCCATTGAGATTGCGCTAAGGTCGTTCAGGGGCATAATCTACGCAAACGTATCCGTCAACGGGGAGTACGTCTGCTGTGGGCGTCCATGCCTTCCCAATGCGCCGATATTCCCGAGACCAGCAGAGGACGCAATAGGCGGATCGTTCAGGTTCATCTGCGAAGGCGACGACTATCCCGACTGGATGTCGTTTGGCACCGAGGCGTGCTATCTCGTTCTGGAGGACTGACGATGCCGACGAACCGCGAATACTTCTGGAAGCGCGTCGGATTCGTCGAGATAGAGGACGACGACGGCAGGATGGTCAAGTACGGCGGGTCCGTCGACGGGCTCGACTTCAAGTTCGACATCAAGTACACGGGCGACTTCGCATGCCAATTCACCGTCGGCATTCTCGGGCTTGGGCGCGACACGATCCAGAAGCTCACGGTATGGAACTACGCTCTGGCGATAACAAGGGGGCGGAAGATAGCGGTCTACGCGGGCTACGAGAAGGACGGGCTTCCGCGTCCGATTGCAACCGGAATAATCACGCAGGCGATACCTACCTCTCCGCCTGAGATGTGGCTCAACTTCACGTGCCTGATAGGAGAGATGAACTACGACCCGAAGGACCCGCTCACGATGAGTGGCACCACCCCTGCGGAGATACTTGCGAAGATAGCGGAGATGAATGGGCACAAGTCGAGGTGGGACGCAAAGAACGTCAGCGGATCGAGGAAGGTCGCGAGATACTACCTGAACGCCGCGCCGTCGAGGATGATCTCGAAGTTCGCAGACGACTTCAACGTCTACGTCTACTGGGACGAAGGCATGCTCGTCGCGACCGACAGGAACGCATGGATGACTAACAAGGTCATGTCGGCGTCTGAAGTGATAAGCCCGTACACGGGACTTCTTGCTATAGGCAGCGTGGATCTGAAAGGCGCCACCATAAGACGCAGGCTTGACGTAAGGAGCAGACTGATGACGTGGGTCAGGCTGGAGTCCGAGATTATCCCTTCGGCGAGCGAAAACTACTTCGTCATAGGCAGAAGGCACGTCGGGCAGTACAGGGGCGAAGACTGGTACACCGAGCTGAAGATGATAAGGAGGGCCGCAATATGAAGGGTCTGCCACAGGGAGGATATTCAGCAGACACGTTCGATCCGGCAGTCGCGGAAAGTGACATCGGGTTCTTCAAGGCTCTTTTCAGGATTCACGACGTGGCGAGGGAGACGGCGATACCCTGCATCGTCAGGAGCTACGACGCAAAGAAGTGCAGGGCGTCCGTGCAGCCGCTTGTGAACAACGTCGTGCGGAACGTTGACGGAGAGGAGGAGATCGAGCGTCCGACGTACGAGGACATTCCCGTCATGAGGATATGCCGCGGAGGGTTCTCCGTCTCAATGCCGCTGTTCGCGGGGGACACGGGAATACTGCTCGCCCTCGACAGAAACTGCGCATCGGCGATCGAGCACAACTCGTCAGCCCTGTCCGAGGAGCAGACGGACGTAGACGGGGAGAACAAGGGACCGGAGAGGCCAGACGACATGTCGACGGCTTCGTTTGCGAACGGTGTGTTCATCCCGTTTTCGTTCAGCAAACAGGATTCCGCAGACAATGGCATAATCGTAAAGGGTGTTGCTGAGGACTCTCCGGCTGTGTCAATCTTCTCCGACTCGGTTTCCGTGAAGTTCGGCACATCGGAGATAAAGGTCGACAAGGACGGAATATCGGCGAAGCGCGGAGACGACAGCGTATCCCTGACAGACGACGGGCCTGTGTTCAAGGGCAAGATAGACTCTACCGTCGGCCTTCTGACTGGCTTTAAGTACGATCCGAACACGCACAGGATAATGCTACGAAGCGTTCCGGCTGGCGTGCGCGGGACGTTCATTGTCTCCTTTGGCAAGGAGGGTGAGTGGTATATGGCGGATGGCGGACAGGCCGTTCCTGTAAGCACGGAGGCGCAGTAGCAATGGCATACTATAATCTGGGACTCCCGCCCGACGGGCCGCATGTGTACGGGGACTACCTGTACACGGCAGGCAAGTTCGTGCAGTCTCCCCAGATGACAGGAAGCCTGAGCCTTTCGTGGAACGACGGAAGCACACCTGTTACAGCGTCGCTTCCATACGAGGCCGCCGTTCTCACTTCCGTAGTCTCGCTCGACATGTCGATGCCTGCTACGCAGACGTACGGAGGGCGTACGTACGACTTCGTGACGCACATGATAAGGCGTCCGAACGGGTCCGTGTTCTACAACACGACCGCCCAGTGCGGGGTAATTGACTTCGACATAGAGACGACGGCGTCCACGTTCTGCTACTTCTGCACGGCTTACAAGAAGCGCCTGAACACCTACACGATACAGTTCACTTCCGTCGGGCAGGGCGTCTCGGGACTTCCGCAGGCGATCTCCGTCACGGAGGGCGACTCGGTCACCATACCGCCGGACGTTCCGACGAGGGACGGGTATACGTTCCTCGGATGGGCTTCGTCGTCCACGGCGACCGAGCCCGAGTACGTGGCGGGGGACGAAGTGACCCCGACCGCTTCGATGACGCTGTGGGCCGTATGGGAGGAGTACGTTCCGCCTACGCCACCGTCGGGGGACGGAAGCGGGATGCTCGCGTACGGGACGTCGGGTTCGCTTGCGTTCGACGAAACAAGCGGACTTCTGGTTTACAGTTAGGAGCAAATATGGCATAATATGCAGGAGGTTGAACTATGGCAGTTTTAGAACAGAATCCCTTTCAGGACCTTTACGACTACTCCACGAACGAAGGAGTCGTCGTTCCGCAGACTTCGGACGTAAAGGCGATGGTCGAGCAGGCGTTCTCCACGGTCTTCGGATCGGAGGTAAGCCAAGACGCCACCACGCCGATGGGCAGGTTCATCGAGGCGATAACGATGCTCATAGTGAATGTCCTCGGTGTGAACGCGCAGAGCGCGAACATGCTGAACCCGAAGTACGCGGTCGGCAACGCGCTCGACGGAATAGGTGCGCTATTCGGAATCGTCAGGCCGCAGGGAATGAGCGACGCAGAGTACAGGAAGCTGATACTGCGCGGGCAGAGCAACGGCAGGGGTTTTGCGGAGAGCGTGGAGAGAGCAGTGCTTGCCGTGCCGGGCGTCGCAAGTGTAGTCGTACTGAACAACGGACTCGCCGATCCGTCGATGGAGCCGAGCGGAGAGCCCTACACGATACAGGTAGAGCCCCATTCGGTTGCCATATCCGTGAGGTCGGACGGACAGGAATCGACGTACAGCGCAGTCGCGGACGCGATAAACGACACGATAAGCCTCGGATGCGGCATGGCATGCCTTGACGCAAACATGGGCGAGGAGAAGAGCATCGTGGTTGACGGCAAGACGATTATGTTCTACGTCCCGAACAACGAGGTGTCTGACCTTTCGTACTCCGTCAGGATAGCTCCAAACGGATACGCAGGCGACGACATCGAGGGCGACGTCCGTACGGTTGTAAGGACATTCCTTTCGCAGTCGAATGTCGCCGGAGCATTCACGCATACTGGTCTAAGGGACTTCATAACGGATTCGGGCATAGGAGTCATCTGCGAGGAGGCTTCGATAATCAAGGATGGATCAGCCGTGACTGCGGTTGTCTTGAACCCAAAGGACTATATCGACGCAAATCCTTCCGATTCCGAGATAGAGGTTACTGTGCTATGAACACTACTACCATAGACAATTCGGACGGCGGAGAAATACTTGCGTCCATCCTGTGGCAGTACGAGCACGCGTCAAACGTGGTCGGAGTCATAGAGACGTTCAAGTGCGCATACGACGCGTCCACAAAGGACTTCTTCGACGCACTTCTCGGGAGGTACGACCTCACGGACACGCAGATCACAGACTTCGGACTGTCAGTCTGGGGTTCTATACTGAGCCTGCCGCGCCCATTCGTCGACGGAGCCATGCTGTCGAGCGAGATTTACAGGAGGCTGCTTCTCGGCAAGCTCAGGCTTCTGAACACGGACGCGACGATGGAAAACTACACCGCGTACTGCGACCTCGTGTTCGGAGACGGGGCTGTGTCCGTAGTCGACGAGGGGGACATGGGGCTGACATTCGTAGCGAACACCACACTCGAAAGAGAGCTCGAGGCGATTCTCGAGATGCAGCAGGCGCTGATCCCGTATCCCGCCGGAGTGATGTCCAACGTGCATTCCGACTCGCCGATATTCTGTTTCGAGGGGCAGCAGCCCGACACCGACGACGATCCGCAGGCTGGCGGACTCGACGACTCGGGGTTCTGCTGGAGATATACCGCACAAGGAAACTGGAGGTAACATGACAAGCGCTCAGTTCGCAAACAGCAAGTACAAGCCAATCGCAATGCCGATGCCGTTCGGCGCTGACGACGTGAACAACTACACCATGCCGGGTCTTGTTCACAGCGCGTCGAGCGTAAACTTCCCCGACGGATTCCCCGTTGCGTACTCCTCTCCTCACAGCGGAGGAGGGAAGTACGTCACGCGCAAGGAGATGAACGGAATAGGAAACGTGGCGTCGCGCTACGAGTTCTTCCGCCGCGTCGGGGGAATAGTGACGTTCGACCCGGCGTTCGCAACTGCGATAGGCGGATATCCGCAGGGGATCGTGCTTGACTTCGTGGACGGGATGAACGTCCACAAGGTCTACTCTGCCGTAGACAACAACATGGTAAACTTCCTGACGGACGGCGTAGACGGCGTGAACTGGGTCTACATGAACCAGGACAAGGGCAGCATAGAGACTGTGCTGTTCTCGATAGACTCTGTTCCGCCAGAGGGGTACGACACGCCGCTCGGGATATTCAAGGCCACGAGAAGCGGGACCATCAAGGTAACTGGCACGATAGAGAAGAACACCGTGGAGACATACACGGAAACACTCACGGGGGCTACGGCCTCCGGCACGTACCAGTACTACACGTTGCGCGGCGGGTACGCGATCCTGATCTGCTCCCTCGGAACTGGAAGCACGCCTTCCGACTGGCCCATCCCGACCGTAACCAACACATCTTCCACGCAGAGCGTGAACTGGAACGGCTACTACAGTATAATGGGCGACTACGGCGTCACTACTGTGAGGCAGCCATACAATTCCCAATGGACGTACGGCACATTCCTTCCGCCCACTTTCCAGATGTACATAACCTCGGGGACTTGGTATGGCGTGAAGTGCGTCCATGCCGACGACCTTCGCATAGTCTCCGCCAACGTCGCTGGCGCAGGAAGCACAATGGTGAACGAGCGCAAGAAAACCCTGCTCTCCGGCGGGATAACGATCTACCTCGTATGAAAACGTTTGCACAGACTGAGTCGGCGGGCGAGCACTCGTACGATATATACCTCACGTCAATCGGGGACTTCGCGTTCTCGGAGGGCGTGCGCGCATACGCGAACATCATAGCGGACACGGTGCGAACGCTCGAAGGCGAGATGCAGCTGAACGTCGACCGCGGCATACCGTACCAGAGAACAATATGGACAAGCGTGTCCGAGCTCGGAATCTGGGAGATATACGTGCGCGACGCTGTGAACAACCTTCCGTTTGTCATTGCGATAGACAACATGGACGTCGTGGTCGACGGCAAGCACCTGTCCTACACCCTCTTAGTTCGCACTGACGAGGGCGCGGTTGAAGTGTCGGGCAGTATTTGATAGAATATCCACAGGAGGAAACAAGATGCAGAACATGCCTATAGGAATCTTCAGGGGCGACGACACAGACGCTTTCGACTACCAGACGATAGTCGGCACGATAAACACCGACCTCGACCTGACTGGATGCAAGGCCGTGTTCAGGTATCTCGACTTCTCAATGGAGTTCGACCCGATCCCAGAGGACAAGAAGATCACCATCATAATCCCCGCAGACGAGACGAAGAAGTTTCCGCCCGGGCTCGGGTACGCGTCCCTCCGCGTCTACGACTCCGAGGACAGGCTCAAGACCTTCTCGAACCGCATCATGGTGTTCGTCGCAACGAAGACGCCGATGTTCGGCAGTGACGAATTCGAGGTCGACTTCAACGTCAGGGCGACGCTCGAGCCGCTCAAGTTCTTCGTCGGCCCGAATCCCGACGACTTCGACGAGTACAGGGGGTATGTCGAGAAGGTCATAGACAGGGCGAGCGCTGAGAAGTACGGGCTCGCAATCCTTCTCGACGCGATAGACTCAGACCTCGGAGCTAACGACGGCGTTGCGGCAACCCCTGTCGCAGTAAAGGCGGCCTATGCTGCTATCATCGACAAGCTGACCGACGACTACTACACGGCGGAGCAGACCGACGAGGCGATAGACCGCGTTGCCGCGTACTACATAACCTACGATGCGGCTGGCAATCCGTTCCCAACTTACGCCGCGCTTGCGAATGCGCAGACGGTCTATAGCGGCGGAAAGGTTCGCATCCCTACAAGAAACGACTACTGCGTCGTTCTCGCCGACGAGATGCACCAAGGCGCAGAGTACCGCTACATCTATGCCGTCGCGGAAGGGCAGACGATCGGAAGCTGGCAGTCGCAGTTCCCCGTCGAGGGCGTGATGACGGTAGACCAGACGGTGACGAGGAACAGCCAGAACCCGGTAAGCGGTGGTGGTGTCTGGTCTGCGCTCTGGGGCGCGCTCGCGTCGCTTCCGGCGGGCTTCTCGTCGCTGTACGACTGGTGCGTGGCGCAGTTGGCTGGCAAGGCCTCCAAAGCCGACGCGACGCTGACGGAACGCGGATTCACCGAGTGGAGCATCGCCCACACGCCATTGAGCGCCGAGGCCAAGAGTATGTTTTATGACGAAAGCGACACCGCTGCGGCGAACGACTACGCCGTGACAATACGCGATAACCACCTGTATGTCGGAGACTACTTTGCTGCCTCGCTGTCACTGTCGTCTGATGGCTTGAGCTATGTGTACGACATTGGATCGGGAACGGCGTATATTATCTGGGGTCCAGTGAACACGACAGTCGCCACCCGCACAGCGCTTCCGGGCTACGTCCTCGGTCCCGGCGATCCGTCCAACCCGAACCGCGACAAGCCGCTCGCGTCCGAGGCGGAGACGGAGGCGCTTCGTCAAGGCAAGGCAGACCGCGCCGCGAATCCGACCGCGGGCAACCTCGCCGCGCTCGACGCGAACGGCAACCCGACGGACAGCGGCGTGAAGGCGTCCGACAAGCTCGACGCGTCGTCTGCGTCCGCGCCGTTCTCGTCGGACAGCTCTACGCAGTACCCCGTCGGCTCGCACTGCACGTACAACGGCAAGCTCTACAAGTGTACGACCGCGACGACTGGCGGAACGTGGGACGCGAGCAAGTGGACTGCGGACATGGCGAGCAACTACTTCCAGTATGCGCTCGTCACCAAGACTATCAGCAACGGCGCAGTTTCGCTTGACGACCGCGCGATCAACATTGTCACCCTCGACGCGTCCGTCACTTCGGTTACGTTCACCTTCCCGATTCACCCAAACGGCAAAGCGCGCGACTTCTTCATCAGGCTCATCATACAGGGTACAACTGTCCCGACGCTGTACTTCAATGAGCCCGATGGAGGCGGCGCAGTCGCCTTCGACGCGGACGACGACAGCTGGGCCGACATTGAGTCCGGAGTAAATATCCTGATGTTCACCGACACCGCGGAGTAAACAAAGCATGACCAGCGCATTTATCAAGCACATGACACCGGACGCGAACGCATCGACGCATCGCGTGGCGGTTTCGCGCGCTATGGGCGCGTACGGAGGCAAGGTCAAGCCGCTGCGCGCATACTTCGAGCTCCGCTACTCCTACACGATAGACCCGGCAAACGGCGACGAGACACAGACCGCCTCGACGCTTTTCCCGAGCGGCACATACGCCGCGCTGGACTTTACGCCGACATGGGCGCACCACCGTTTCGTCGGATGGTTCCCGAACGCCGCGGTCCCGTCTGCCGACATCCCGTCCACGACCGGCGAGATCGAGCCGGAGGACTCCGTCGTGTTCGAGCGCTCCACCGTCTACGCACATTGGCAGCTTCCGACGACCGTGACCTTCGACGCGACAAGCGCTGGAGGCACCATGCCGGGCGGCTGGACCGCTCCGGACTACTACGCTGGGCAGCCATACGGCACGCTGCCGACGCCGACGAAGAGCGGGGAAGTGTTTCTCGGCTGGTTCACGCCGGGCGGCGTGCGCGTCACCACGTCGTCAACGGTGCCGCAGGGAGGCGGCGCGCTGGCGGCGCGCTTCGCTGCCGTGACCTACGCGACATCGTTCGAGGCGACGACTACAAGCTCCTACAAGAAGACTGGCATCTATTCCGCGACATCGCTCAATTCGTCCAACCCGACCGTCGTCGACTGGGGAGACGGGAGCGTGGACGTTGTCTATGGATCTATTGCCCAGCTCGTCCACGAATACGCGGCTACAGGCGCGCACACGGTCCGCATCTCCGACACGATCAGCTCTTTCGCGCTGTCGACTAACAACTCCACCTGGTACCAGACGACATCGCAGAACCAGTATACGGTCACGCGCGTGACGGCCATGTCGTCGCACATCACAAGCCTTGCGTCCTACGGCTTCTACTACTGCCAGGCAATGACGGCGTTTGTCTATCCGGCGTCGACGATCACGAGCATACCGACATACCACTTCTACTACTGCATCAAGCTGAATGTGCCGGCAATTCCCGCGACGGTGACGAGCATCGGCAGCTATGCCTTCGCCAATATCAATCAGTCGCAGTTTTCGTCCATTACGATACCGGCGTCCGTGACGAGCATCGGCAGCAATGCGTTCTACTACTGCTACTATCTTAGGTATATCACATTCGAGACAGGCACAAGCACGCTCACGCTCAACTCCTACGCGTTCGCCTATACGATGTACTACTCGCAGGCGTCGATCGACCTCTCGCCGCGTCCGATTACGAGCATACCGTCCAACTGCTTCTATTATTGCCGGTATCTCAACTCCGTCACATTCCCGACAAACTCGACTTTTACGAGCATCGGCAACTACGCGTTCTACTATTGCTGGTACTACCAGACGGGCACGTGTACCATTCCGGACCACGTAACGAGCATCGGGCAGTATGCCTTCGGCTATTGCTACTATCTCACGTCCATTACGATACCGGCGAGCGTGACGAGCATCGGCGGCTATGCCTTCTACTACTGCCAGAGGCTGCAAACGATCACCTGTCTGCGCACCACAGCGCCGACGACGAACTACGCCACGTTCGGTTATTCGACCTACAACTACACCGGGCGCAACTACTACTCGTCGGGCACAAACCGTCTGCGCGTTCCGGCGGGCGCGACTGGCTACACTTCGAGCTACTGGCTCAATCCGCTCTGCCAATCGTCGATGTGCGGCTTCACTTTGGAGGAGATACAATGACTAAATTCTATACATACGACACGGCTGCAAAGGCCCTAATACAGGCCCCCCGCGTAATCACGCGCGACGGCTCGACTATCGTACTCGGCACGCCGGAGGACTTCGCGCGCTATCTCGGCGCATATCCACGCGGCACATACGCCGCGCCGCCGGAAGTGCCGGAGGGCAAAATGGCGGTCGCGGACGGCTTCGAGCTCATCAACGGCGAGTGGCGCAACATCTGGCGCATTGAGGACGCGCCGCTTCCGGCTGTTGCCGAATACGACGCGGCGATGGAGGCGCATCTGGCCGACGAGAAGGCCGCGCGCGGATACACTACGCGCGAACCGGACGTATACATCAATTCGCAGGTGCCGCGCTGGGCGCAGGACGCGCGCGACTGGGTGGCGCACCGTGACGCCGTGATGCTCTACGCTATCGACATCCAGAACCGCGTCGCGGCGGGCGAACCGCAGCCGACGCTCGCTGAGTTCAAAGCCGGTCTGCCGCGCATCGAGTGGACGGAGAAGGAGGTGGACTGATGGTCTCGGCGCTGAGAAATACCGTGGCCGCCAAGAAGTTCTCGCTCCCACCTGGGGCGAGATGGGTGGATTATCTCGAAAGCACGGGAACGCAATGGATCGACACGGGGTGGATTCCGACAAATAGTGCGAGGCTAGAAATCGTCGCAAGCATGACAAGCACAAGTTCTGTTGGCCAATTTGGGTGTATTCAAAATGGGGGGAAGCCCTACTATAATTTTAGTACAAACAGGGAAGATTCCAATGGGCGTGTGCAGTCTTTTGTGTATTATTTTGGAAATTTCTCCGATCAGTCGTATATCGACTATCGGTCAACCATCTACCTTAATCAGTTTTTTACAGCCATATACGACGGCGCATCTGGGCTCTGTAGCCTGACCCAGCAAGGCACTCAAGAGCGCTATGCATCCCCTTGCAACTCTGTGCCAACGGCACCGTTTTATTTGATGGCTCGCAATAATTCCGGGCGCGCCGAGTTATTTTGCAAAATGAGAATTTCTGCGTTTGATGTCGGGAGCGGCGGGAATCCCACATTAAGCCTTCGCCCCATCGCCATCGGCACGACGGGCTATATGCTCGACCTCGTGAGCGGCGAGTACCTGCCTTATGGCAACAAGGGCACGGGCGAGTTTATAGTGGGGCCTGACGCGCCCGTCATGACAGGGAGGGGGGATAAGCTAAGATGCACAAGACGCTCACACAGACGCTCCTCGCGGCCATCTGCGCGATTCTGGTGCGCGGCACATTCGCCGCGCAGATGGGAGGTGGCGGCATGATCGCGGCGGCACACCATTCCATGATGGAGGGGAAGAAGCAGCTCTACGACCCCATATACGGTGTCCGTTCGGACGGCGTGGCTTACTGTTCGTTGGGCAATATCAACGCCTGGTCAGGCCGATATGACATTGAGTTCGACCTAACATCGACATCATACCAAAATCAGCCGCACGTCTTTGGCGCACATGGCGCATCGCATGGAAGTCATTTTTTGTGGCATCTCAATAACTACAACAATAGCGGTCTGTACGACTTCGGGAATGGAACGAGCTACTATGGTCGCTTTTACGCGAAAAACAACCACGTGATTTTGGGCAATAATAGTCTGGGCCGAGTCATAGAAATCAACGGGTCTACGTATTTAGGATGGAGCCATAGCCCGGAAACGAACAACAACCCGTTTTTGATTTTCCGCGCGAATAATAACTCCCAAAGCATAGACCCGGCTATGGCAGCATCCGTATCCATAGTTGTCGTAAGGGCACTAAAGGTCTGGTATGGGGACAACCAAGTCGCAGACTTGATCGCGTGCAAGCTAAAAAACAATAACGAGATTGGATTCTGGAACAGCATAACAAACAGCTTCGTCGGAAACATAGCCGGGAGCGGCAGTCTGATCGAAGTAGCAGCATCTTAATGAGGACCGCCATGACAACCTACTACACCTACGTCCCCACCACCAAGCGCCTAACACGCGCGAGCCGCAGACGATGGCGGAGTTCAAGGCGGGCTGCCGCAGATCGAGTGGAGCCACACGGAACCCTAACGACCAACGAATAACGACCAATGACACCCGAAGAGATACAGCGCGTGAAAGACCTTCTGCCGACGAGGACGCCCGCGTTCGGCTACGGCAACGATTTGAAGTACCCGATACCCGCGTAAGAAAGGACTTACACACAATGCCGCAGAACAACGCCATAGCACAGCAGGAACTCTCGAAGGTCTACGACCGCATCAACTCCGTCGAGAGCAAGGTTGACGAAACCAACGGCTACCTGCGCGGAGTCGTCGAGTCGAACGTCAACCTCATCGACCTCTTGAAGCGGCGTGACACGACCACCAGCCGCATCATCGCCGCGCTGATGCTGTTGCTCCTCTTCGCACTTGGAGTGATCGCATACGGCGCGATAGGCGAGCGCGGGCTCAAGACCGTCCGTGACACCCTGCCGACCGTGCCGACGCAGACGGACGCGCTTCCGGCGCACAACGACTTCGACAAGTGGGCGAACGCAACCGCGCAGAAGCCCCATAAGAAGTGAACCAAGCATCTCCCCGCCGCGAGAGGGGATAACTCAAACGGGCTCTCCCCTCTCGCGGAAGGGGCGGCCAAAACGAAAGGAGCCGCGAAGTGACAGTCAACACGATAAGAACCCGCGCGAGGCAGATCCTCGAGGATACAGTCGCGCCCTACCGCTGGGAGGACGACCAGCTGCGCGACCACTTGCAGACCGCCGTTCGCCGGCTGAACCGCCGCGTCCCCTCGACGCGCTACGTGGGGCTTGCCGTGCAGGACTACATCCCGCTGCCCGTGGAGGACGACGCGGACATTCCGGTGGACGAGTGCTACGCGGGCGCCCTCGCGCTCTACGTGGCGTACCTCGCGTACTTCAACGACGCGACGGACACGGTGAACAACGAGCGCGCCTCGTCCTGTCTCGCCCGCGCCGAAGCGCTGATGATTTAACCCAAAACCCAAAAAAGGAGAACACAACATGATGAACTGGCTGGTAAAGTGGGGCGTGAAGAAATGGCTCGTTGGAGTCGTTGACAACGCCCTCGCAAAGTACAACGTGAACATCGACCGCGCCCGCGCAATCGTCGCGACGGCGATTGCCAAGGTCGAGGCGGTGATCGCGTTCCTCAAGTCGCTCGACGGCAAGCTCGCGGACGGCAAGCTAACGGAAACCGAGGCGGACGAAATCGTCGCCGAAGCCAAGAAGCTCGCGGGGGAGCTGACGGCGTAACCTCTTTTGCGCTGGCGGCCTGCTGAACGGGCCTTGCGCCAAGTTGTAACGCGGCGACAGCGCATCAATTTCGTGGCGTCACGAAAATGAAAAAAACGGCAGATAAACAAAAAATCTGTTTATCCGACACAAAAAAACCAATACAGACACCAAACGAAAGGCAAAAACCATGAAAATCAAGAACATCATCAAGTCCGCCGTCAAGGCGAAGGTCACAGCGGCGAAGGCAAAGGCAAAGGCGAAGGTCGCCGCCAAGCTCGCCGCGAAGTCTAAGTGCAAGGGTGGCGCGTGCAAGCCGTGCGACGACGACTGCGACGACGGATCGTGCTCCCCCTGCTTTGGCGGAAAGTGCAAGCCCTGCGCAGTCGCCCTCGCGCTCGTCATCGCCGCGACGCTGTGCGGGTGCAAGCTCGGAGAACAGCCGACCGACCAGAAGGCGACCCAGCGCGCGCAGACCGCGACGACATACGTCTACGTCTACGACAACGCCCGCGCCACGTTCGGATCGGATTTCGTTTCGCAGATGCAGGCGAACGAGACGAGCGGCACCGAGACGCAGACCTCGACGCCCACAAGCACGCCGACCTCGACGCCGACGGTGGACGTGAAGCCGCAGACCGACCTCAACTACAACGACCCCGCGAAGGCCGCCGCAGACAGCGCAGGCGGAGTCGCTGAAAGCGCAGTCGAGCTCATCAAGAGCGCGACGGCAGAGTAACATCTGCTGCGGCCCGGCGGGTTCTGAGGTCCCGCTCCGAAACTACGTCATCCCCCGCGCGTTCGGGCCGAAAAGGGGCTTTGATTTCGCCCGCGTTCGCGCCGGGTGGCGTGCGCGCGTGCGGAAGCCCCGCGTCGGCGGCTGTCGGTTGCCTCGGCGCGGGGTGTGCCTTGCCTCGGCAAGTCACGAAATGGCGGAGGGCATGGCGGCGGCGTTCGCGGCGCTGGCGGAATAGGCGTGCTGGCTGCCGCATTTTGACGCATTGAAAAAAAATGAAAATACCCCCTTGCGGTGTTAGCACCCATTATGCTATAATATCGTCGCAAGCCCGGAAGAGGGCAAGCGAAAAAACAAACAACTATTTCGGAGCGGGGTCGCTCCGGGGGAAACAAAACAGAAAAACAACAAAGGAAACAACAAGATGGAAACAAACAAGAAGATCACGCGAGGGTACGAGACGGTGACGCCCGAAAAGGCGCAGAAATGGCTCGGAACCTCTCTCGGCAACAGGCCGATCAACTCAAAGAAGGTCATGTTGTTCATGCAGTACATGGCGGCGAACGAATGGAACCGCGACGCCCAGCCCATATACTTCGACGAGGACGGACACCTCCTGGACGGACATACCCGTCTCAATGCGGTGATTAGGAGTGGCGCAACAATCGAAATCGAGGTGAAGCGCAACTTCCCTCGCGCCGAGTGGAACAAGCTCAATGTGGCGACGGGGTGGAACGCGGGCGACTTTGCCGCAGCCAACCAGGTGAAAGACCCCAATGTCGCTATGGCGGCGGTCAAAATCAGGGAGGCCCTCAAACGCGGCCGTCGGCTCGGGTCGCTCGGTGGCGCGGGCGTTGGCAAGGTCGCCGGGCGTATTTGGACGAACGACGACTATCTGCAACTTTACAAAGCCGACGCCGATTGGCAAGACGACATTGACTTCGCGGTGTCGATGTGGAGGCAGTGGCACGGTATTCCCGCGTCGATGTGCGCCGGCATACTTCATCACCTGGTCCGCGATTGTCGCTGGCCGCGCGATTTCGTCCATTCGTTCTTCCATCAGGTCTACACGCTCGAGGGCATTACCTCCAACACGAGGTTGCTCCGCAAACGCATCGACCTCGACCGCGTGACTGGCGTACAATTCAAGAGCAACTACCTGTGCATACTCATCAGCAAGGCGTTCGAGGGGTATGCGATGAACATCCCGAAGCAGAAGATTCAGGTCAACGATATGTCGGCAACGCCGACATTCCCCAGGAGGAAGGCGTAATGGAGCTCAAAACTCGCAAGCTGTTTGCAGACCTCATCCCTCCGCTCTCAATCGAGGAGCGGGGGGAGCTGGAGAACAGCATCATGGACGAGGGCTGCCGCGACGCGATATGCGTCTGGAACGGCGTAATCGTGGACGGCCATAACCGCTACGAAATCTGCAAGCGGCGCAAGAGGGCGTTCCGCGTCAAGGAGATGTCGTTCGAAAACGACGAGGCGGCGGTGGCGTGGATAATCCGCAACCAGTTCGGGCGGCGCAACCTCACGGCCATGCAACGCGCCGAGCTTGCGCTGAAGCTGAAGGACGCAATCGCGGCAGAGGCGAAGAAGCGGCAAGGGGCGAGGAATGACCTCAAGGCGAAAACCAACATTGTGCAGAAATCTGCACCAAGTAAGACCCGCGACGAGCTGGCGAAAATGGCCGGGGTATCACATGATACCATAGCGAAGGTCGAGAAGATCATCGCGGGCGCCGAGCCCGAGGTCGTAGAGGCGGCGCGCAAGGGCGAGATGTCGATCAATGCGGAGAACCGCACGCAGACGCGCGAGAATGCCCCCAGAGGCGCGCGGGGGTCTGCAATGGCGCGCGCGGAGGCGTCCCCAAAAACTGTCCCAAAATTGTCCCAAAACTGTCCCATGACATGCCGCGCAACGTTAAAAACGCATTTCAGCCAATGTTTACAGGGGCGAGACGCATTTTTGACTTTGGGACAATTTGGGGATTACCGAGGGCAATTTTAAGCGGAAAAGGGCGGAAAAAGGCGGAAGCGCCAAGTCTGGGAAAAGAACCGCCGATATGCGTTTCACCCTTGATTTTATTGGGTTTTATGGGGATTTTCGTTGGTTGCCTCGCAGGGACTCGAACCCCAACAAGCAGAATCAGAATCTGCGGTGCTACCATTACACCACGAGGCAAACGCCCTATCTTCTCAGATTGGCGGGGTCGACGGGGCTCGAACCCGCAACCCCCGGATCGACAGTCCAGTGCGCTAACCAATTGCGCCACAACCCCGTTGCTCCGAAAAGTGATAGATAGTATAGCATATTTCCCCGCCCCCGCGCAAGGGGGTGTTTTCGATTTTTCGTGCGGCCGGGATCTCGCGCCGCCGCTGCGCGGCAATAGGTGGCCTTTGGCGACCCCAACTGACCCCAACCGACTCTATGCGTCCCTACTCGACCCTACCCAACCGCTACTCAACCACAACCATTTTTCCAACCACTACGCAACCGCTTTCCAACCCCGATAACCATCGGGAACCTCAACCCATCCACAACCGTCCTTCAACCGCTTGTCGGACTCGGACATGCAAAGCCCTCCTCCAACCATCCAACAACCACGCTCCAACCATCCTTCGTGTCGAATCCAAGAACGATTTCGACTCAACCATCCTACATCTCTGATTCGCCAACTCCAACCGATACTCAAAAACAATTCAACCTCAACCAAAAAACTGGCGCAAGATCGTCCGTTCAGAGTCCTTTGCAAGCGAAGTGAAGTCTGATTCGGGGGAGATTGCGGCGAACGCGGTCGAAGGCGCCCCAGAGATTGGAGGATTCACCATGGGGGTCGTGGAGAACGACGGCTGAAGCGTCGAGCTTTTGCGAAAGCCGGGCGGTGCGTTTGAGCCGCAATCCCTCTCGCTTTGCACCAGCCGCGATCCATGCGAGAGCAAGGTCGGCGACAAGGTGATTGTCGTCGTAAAGTCCGCCGACATCGCTATGGCTGCCGGGGAAGAGCATTTCAACAACC